TTTGGTGTTGCAGGTTACGAGCAGTCTTTCTTAGGTGCTGCATCGTCTACGTCTAATCGCCCTGCTAATGTTAAAACTGCGTATACTTCTGGTGCTCGCGTTCCTGTGCTTGGTGGTGGTGGTTTCGTTGCCATGATGACGCTTGCTCCTGGTGTTGGCACTGTTAAGGGTGATTTACTTGCATCTTGGGGCGGTGGAACGGTTGTTCCTGTTGTGCCTATGCCCGGTGGGTTTGGTGTCAGGATTCCGTTTGTTAAGAATACTACCGAAACCGATACTGGCGTTGATCTCCCGGAAGGCATGATTGTTTCTGATGTCATTGTTGAAGTAACTAACAAGGTTACATCTGCTACTATTAACGTTGGGCTCCTGTCTACTGAAGATAACAATGGTGGTGACGCTGATGGATTCCTTGATGGTGAATCGTGTGCTGCACTTGGATTTGTGAAGCACAACAATGTGGATGCTACTGCTTCTAATAACACGCTTGGTGCGTATCTTGTTGAGTCTGATATTAAGGATGCCAATTCTACTTCGTTGACTTACAGTGTTCCTGGTATTCATGTTGTAGGTGATGGTCAGGTTTCTGTTTCGTATACTACTACTGACAGTGCCGGGCTTGCCGGTAACATTTACGTCGTGTGTGCTGCTCCTGGATTCCAGATTGTAGGGCGTGCTGAAGAGACGCTTGCACCTGTTACTGTTACTGCTGATTCTGTTACGTCTTACGTCAGTCAGGCCGTTATGTCAAGGGTGTATATTTAAACTATTTTTGAGGTGACTATAAAATGACTTTTCCCGTTGAATATTACAGACAGATAAAGGATGCCATTGTCTTTACCGCGCGTAAACAGGCAGTAGCACGTAAGATTATAAATACTCGTAACATTTCTGGTGGTATTGGCGTTCAACAGTGGACGTATGACACGGCTAATGAAGTTTCGGATGCTCTGCTGACGTATCAGTTTACGGACACCGCTGAGGATTGGATTGAACTTGCTCGCACCGATGTGCCTATTCCACTTCTGCATAAGGAGTTCCGTATTTCTCGTCGTGATCTCGCTGCTGCTGCTCGCGGTGGATTTGGTATTTCGACCGCTACTGTTTCGAGTGCTGCCTACAAGGTCATGAACCTTGAGAACCAGTTAATTCTCAATGGTTTTGCTGCCGATGGAACTAACTATGACATCAAGGGACTTTATCAGAGTGCAGGTAACTCTTATACCACGCAGAAGGATTTTGGATCCCCCGGTAATCCTATTGCGGCGGTTGCAGGTGCCATTGATCTGATGCAGGCTGATAACATTACTGGCCCTTATAATTTGATTCTTAACCCCACTCAGTATATGGAACTTGCAACGTCTATTCTTGGTTCTGGTGCAGGTGAGCGTGAAATAGCAATGGTCAAGGAGATTCTTGAGGGTGGAAATATTTACTCTACGTCTTTCCAGGCTGCTGGAACGGGTATGCTTCTTGCTGATGCTTCTGCCGGTTTCTTTGAAATGATTGTTGCACAGGATATGACCACCGAAACTGAAGTGCTCCAGAAGTCTAAGGATCTGTGGGGTAGAGTTTACGAGTGTGTGATTCCTGTTGTCTATGATGCAAATGCGATTTGTAAATTAACCAATATTTGAGGTTGGTGATTTACAATGTCTTGGAGTAATATTACAGAACTACGCGGTTTGGTAGAGACTGAAATATCAGACTCTACTCTCCAAGATATTCTGGACATTGCACAGAGATACATTGAATCGCGCGTTGGTGTTCAATTAAACCCTTCATATGAAATCCAATCGGCTCATCTCTTTAAATCAGCCGCACTAACCTTAAAGCGAATGAAAACAAACGGCGAATTGCCGTATATGTCAAAGTTGGGGTCAGCCCAACAGTATAATGAGATTGACGATATAATCAAAATGTATGAAGCAGAAACGTCAACATTAATTCGCAAATCAATATTCAGTGTTCAGAAAGCCTCAACTGGATTACCATATGTCCGTTCAAGATGTAAATACGTTGAGGATGAAGAAAATGGATAATACGGAAACATGCGAATTACAGCATTGTCGTTTACGGACTGATATTTTATGTGAAGTTCAGCGTAGGGAAGAGAAGCAGGATGAACGATTCTACGCCCTTATTGATGAATTGAGATTGGATTGGAAAGAAACAAAGAAGGAAGTAAGTTCAATAAAAGACACAATGATTACGGGTTTTATTACATTAATCATTACTATTATTGGTGTTTTCGCTACTTACATTCTTATGAATGTTATTGGGTTCATTTAAGGTGGTTTTATGCAACAGAGCGGGTTCAAAATGAATAATATACTGAAGAAATTGGGCGCTCTACATACTTTTCTTATTCAGGAATCTATAACTCCCGCTGACACCTTTTATCAGGAATCTACCATTAAATATAAAGAAGTAAAATATTGGGCTGTTGTTCTCCCTGCCCGCGCATATGACTTACATTCTAATGTTTTTGGACGTTTAGATCGCACTGGAGTTGAACAATTTGGTATCATTAACATTTTTATCAATATTCAGGATGGTGATACCATTGTTCTAAACCGTGATTACTACGTTGATAACGTTGGTAAATACCAGATTGTAGGAAAAGAGATTTTTGGAACATCATACTACTTATTTGAAGCACACCTGGAGACTACACTATGAAAACAATGGTGCAAGGTGTAGAAGAAACTAATCTTAAGTTAAGTCAGATTCTTGCTGCTGTGCAGGAGAATGTAGATAATACGCTTGATTTGTTTAGTGCTGATATGACAAAGGAGATCAAGGACTCTGCCCCGTATGATACAGGACGTTATATGAGTTCTTGGTTCTACGAGCGTAAAGAATCATTGAAGTATGCAATTATAAGTCAAAATTCTTACGTGCCTTACAACACGGTTCTTGTGTTTGGCACTGAAAAATTCAAACCGATTGCCAATGAACCACGCTACAAGTATCCTGACCCTGATCGTGGTATTATCCATGATGTAAGACAGATTAAGTTTATATATAGTATTAAACTTGGTCAATTAATTAAGCGTGTGAACTTAATAGGTGCAAACATTTCATTGGCGGGGTTATAATGGATATAGATGGTGTTTTAAAGGAACTTGCAGATTTTATTGAAGAGAAAGTTCCAGAACTCGATAATAAGGTTACTACCATTTATCCCGAATCAAATAGATTCGCTCCTCCTACTGTTGTAATAGACATTGTAGCGGGGAGAGAAACCCTAATCATCGATGGAACAAAGACACATGAGTTAGTGCGTGTTGCAATCATTTCTGATAAGAAGAGTGAGATCAATCGTATTTTTAATCTTATTACCGATGCATTTTTAAATCATGGTCGGGAGTTAAAGACGGGTATTTACAAAGGCATAAGTTATATTTCTCCCGTTGCTCCCGCATTTGTCGAAAAGAATAGTGCAATGAAACGTGAATTGGATATTGTTGTAATTGAATTTAGAAAGAGAAGGTGAAAATTATGGGACAAAACGCAGGTTATACTACAACCGTAGAATATGTTAAAGAAACTACTTTTGGTACAATGCCTCCTAATCCCGCTATGGCTTGGATTGGTATTGTTACTGATGCAAAGTTTACGGATAAACCAAAGTCATTTTCCACGCGGTATTTTACGGATGCTACCTACACTAATCCGAAGTCTGCTGCCTACAAGCACATTAAGACTGTAATGGATGCAGGTATTGAAATTGAGTATGTGCCACAGGGTATTTTAGATGGGTTCCTGGGATTTGCACTTGGTGGTGATACTACTTGCACAGGACTTGTAGATGGTATTAAATCCGTTACAATTGGTGCTATTATTACAGGTGGAACAAATAAGTATCTTACATACAAGGGATGTGTGATTGATGAGTTTACGCTCTCGATTCCCGAAGATGATGTGCTGAAGTGTTCTGCTAAGTTTACTGCTGCTGATGCTGCCGCACCTTCCGCTACTGGTTACAAGGGAACGGGTAGTAATGCAACGGAGAGCACCAATGCAATGCTTACGTGTGATGATGTAAGTGACATTCAGTTAAGTGTAGACAATGGAAAAACTTGGGCAAGTGCTATTGATATTGTGCGTGAAATTGAGTTAACTATCTCGAATAAGAATGTTTATCTCAAGGATCTTGCATCTACT